TAGAGAAAAATAATCTTGGATCTTGGTTTGGATGGGAGATATCTCATGTTGGACCAGTTGAAAGCGAAGAGATCATGAAAACAGCTTATGAGTTTTATGAAAGTTGTAAAAAAGGATCTGTNCGTGTNAANCATGGAAAAGAAGAACAGGTAGCTAAAACACCATTCTAATTTATGGATCTACTTGACAAAACCCTGGAGGAGTTTGTATTACTCTTCCAGGGCTCAACTACATATTTTGGTGTATCCAAACCCACGGGTAAGAAAAATCCTAAAGGTAAGGCAGAATTCAAACATTGGCTTGAACCTTCTCCAATGACTATTGATCATTGGAAGCAACATTTAAAAGGAGAAGCTTACTATGGATCTGTCCCTATCAGAGATGATAATACATGCAGTTGGGGGGTCATCGATGTTGATCGTTATAATATACAGCATCAAGAAATTATATCGATTATACGGAAAAGAAAATACCCACTCGTACCATTCAGATCAAAGTCCAACGGACTCCATTTAATTTTATTTATCGAAGGTGTAGTTGCTGCATCTGCGATGCGTAAAAAATTAATTGAGTTAGCTTCCGACCTTGGTATCAACGATACCACTACGGATATTTTCCCTGCACAAGATGAAGTTGATCTTACACCAGAGAACTGGGACGAAAAAAGAAAAGGTAACTTTGTAAACTTACCATATCAAAAAGCACATATGACAACTAGAGTTGCCATGGATGATCAGTGCAATTCAATCAACATAAAAGATTTATACAAATTTATATCTAAGTTTAGACTTAAACCTGCAGAGTTTAAAAAATTAAAAATATTTCAAGATGATGAAACAAAAGACTATCCGCCTTGTGTAGTCAATTTTATGAAAAATAAAGTTAAGAAAGGTGAAGGTCGTAATGATGCTATGTTTAACGTAGCTGTGTTAGCAAAAAAAATTAATCCCGACCCTGTCATGTATGAAGATTGGACTAGAGATATGATGGGTAAAGTATGTGAAGAAAGATTACATCCAAAAGAATTAGAAAATATATTTAAAGGTGTAGAAAACAAAGAGTATGCCTACAAATGTAAAACATCAATTGCTAGAATGCACTGCGTATCTGGTGAGTGTGTAAAAAGAAAATTAGGTATTGGTGCTAATGAAGCATTACCTGAAGTTGGTAAACTTATAAAAGTAAACTCATATCCTGAACCATATTGGATTTTACCAATACAAGGAAAATCTATAAGACTATCTACAAAACAATTATACCAACAGCAGCTGTTGGGAGAACAACTTTTAAATTATGATATTGTGTGGCGACCACTTAAACCAACCAAAAGAGACCCAGACCCATATCGAGATTGGCTAGATGAGTTAATGACTAACAAACAAGACATGGAAGGCTTTGATGCAACAGAAGAAGGAAGTGACGTATTTAATTCTAGAATGTCTAGATTCTTAGAAGACGTTGAGGATACTACAGAGTTTGATCAAATCGATTCTGGTAATATATGGCGTGATGAAATTGAAATGAGATTTAAGCTAGAAACATTTAGATCTTTTATGAAAAAGATGGGTTATAATTGGAACGAAAAAGAATGCACAAGATTTTTAGAACAAGGTGGTGCAAAACCAAAAGCAAAGTTCAAAGGTATACAAAGCCGACACTGGATTGTACCTTTGCCAAAACAACAAGAACACAAAAACAAAGATGTCAAATTCACTAAACCGAAGGCTGCGTGGGAAGACAATTAAAATATTTGGTCCTCCAGGTACAGGTAAAACAGAAAACTTATTGAAACGTGTACAACGTTATCTTAGGCAAGGTTATTCTCCTGATGAGATCTGTTATGTATCGTTTACAAACAAAGCTGTTAATGAATGTGTTGCAAGAGTTAGGAAAAGATTTAAAGAATACGATGAAGATGATTTCAAATATTTTCGAACATTACATTCTCTGGCCCGACAACAGTTTGCTGAGATTCCCGTTCTAGATCCAAAGGCTGATATGTTGATGTTTCATACTCAATACGGAACTGTAAAAGTTAATTACAAGGATGGCCACGATGATCAAAAGGTTTACAACAATTGGTCCTTACAAATATATGACAGGGCAAGAAACATGAAAGTAGATCCTGTGTGGCTGTACAAACANCAATCTAGAAAAGCTGTAAGGTTGCAGCAATTCAAATCAATTATNAATGGCTACGAAGAATTTAAAACAATGGAACTGGANAACGGACAACGGACACCTGACAGGTTAGACTTTACTGATATGGTACAGAGATACATTACTGATGGATTGGTNATACCATTTAANGTTTTGATGGTTGATGAAGCTCAAGATCTGACACCTTTACAGTGGGATATGATTGTAAAGATAGCTGAGTCTGTTGATAGAGTTTACATTGCAGGTGATGATGACCAGGCGATATACGAATGGAATGGTGCTGATGTAAATTTATTTCAAACTTTTCCTGGCAAGTCTCTTGTTTTGAAAAAGAGTGTACGATTAAACAAGAATATACATTTTTTTTCTAGCTGCATTTTACATTCGATGGGTAACAATAGAATAGAGAAAGAGTTTTATTCTAATGGTAAAGATGGATCTATACAAAGATGGAATGGATTGAAAAAAGTGCCTTGGGATTTAGATGGTAGTTGGATGGTGCTAGCTAGAATAAATGATGTGAAGAGAGAACTGCAGCAGGAGGCAAAGAACCTTGGTCTGTACTATCAAGATCAAAAGAATAATAAATCTTTTGATCCGAATCAATTTATGGCGATTCAATTGTGGGAAAAAATTTGCGAAGGTGGTGCTATTGCAAGAGAAGAAGCCTGTATCATGTATGAATATTTGTTAAACATAGACCACGGATACCGGTCACAGGACAGCAAAAAATGGTCTTTTGCACATCCAAATCAAGTGTTTACTTTTGATGAATTACACTTAAGGTGTGGTATGCGAGACGAAAAAGGTCCATGGAATCAAGTGTTTAAAAGAAAATTTAAAGACAAAGATAAACAATATTTCAACAAATTAATGAAGGAAGGTGTGGATCTTACGCAGCCACCAAAAATAATTATTGATACGATACATCAAGTCAAAGGTGGTGAAGCTGACAATGTGGTGTTAGCCAGTAAATGTAATTACCCATCGCATTACGATAAAAAAAATCTAGCAGAAAANGTAAAAGAGTTGAGAGTTTGGTATACAGGAGTAACCAGATGCAAACAAAATTTACATTTGCTAGGAACAAANCACCAATACAACTTTCCGTTAGGAAAGTATTTTAAACTATANGAGGCAAACTATGTTTAGAAAAATAATAATTGAAGCACTAGANGATAGATACAATGCACAGATATCTGAAGCTGAAGCTACATTAAAAATTTATTTAGAAAAACCTGTAGCCATAGGNGAACACCCACAGCACGTGGATGAAGCAGATAAGCTTGTTGAAAAGATAGCGAACGCAGAAGAAAAAATAAGAGTATTACAGGAGTTTAAATTATGACACATAAAGATTTATTTGAGGACGCTTTCCCTCAAGATAAGCAGATCGGGGGATCTCACTATAAATTTTTTGAGATTCAACCCTATGAGTTTATTGCAAAAAATGATCTAACATTTTTTCAAGGCAACGTAGTAAAATACGTTTGCAGGTACAAACATAAAAATGGAATTGAAGATCTAGAAAAAATAAAACACTATTGTGATTTAGAAATAAAAAAACTAAAAGATGCTAAAAAGAAATGACTCATCAGCTAAATTTTATTTACAACGACTCCGATTGGGTATGTCCGAGTGACTATCCTGACCTTAGACACGCAAAAGAAATAGCAATTGACCTGGAAACTAAAGATCCAAATATAAAAACAAAGGGAGCAGGTTGGGCAACTTTTGATGGCCATATTGTAGGTTTTGCTGTAGCTGCTCTTGATCAACAATGGTACTTTCCAATTCATCATGATGCAGGTGGTAACATGGACTCTGCTATTACTACGGCCTGGATGCAAGAAGTTTTAAAAACACCAGCAACTAAAATATTCCACAATGCAAGTTATGATGTGGGGTGGTTGCTTGTTAATGGTTTTGAAATAAATGGTCCTATCGTAGATACAATGATAGCTGCTGCACTTATTAATGAAAATAGATTTAGTTTTAGTTTAAATGCATGTGCGAAAGATTATTTAGGTGAAATAAAAAACGAGACATTTTTAAATGAAAAAGCAAAGGAGTGGGGTATCGATGCAAAGGCAGACCTTTGGAAGTTACCTGCAGGTTACGTAGGATTTTATGCTGAACAAGATGC